TCATGGACCTGATGCTGACAATGATGGAGACGTCGCTGCAGAACCCGGGCCAGGCGGCCGGCCGGGTCCCCCTTGTGGTGACCATGCCGGGTGAGGTCATCGGCAACGCCGTGTTCCAGGACTTCGCGACTGCGTTCGACGCGGCCGTGGTGGAGCTGCGCGACAACGCCCTGTCCCGGCTCGCCTCCGCCCTGGACATGCCCAAAGACGTGGCCGAGGGCACGCAGGGTGAGTCGAACCACTGGTCGGCGTGGCAGGTGGAGGAGTCCACCTACAAGATCTTCATCGAGCCCCTGCTCAAGGCGGTGGGGGACGCGATCACGGAACATTGGTTCCGGCCCGCCCTGATCGCCATGGGCCTGAGCCCTGAACAGGCGGCCGGGTACGAGATCGGCTGGGACACCACCGCCATCGTGGCACGCCCCGATGACCGGGAGACGCTGGAATCCCTGTACGAGAAGATACTTATCTCGGACGAGTACATGCTGACCGAGAATGGCGTGACCACGGACGCCATGCCGGGCCCGGAAGAGCGCACGCGCCGCCTGCTGGAAAAGATCGTGGTCGGGGCTCCGACCCTGCTCGCGGACCCGAACGTGGCCGAAGCCATGGGGCTGGAGATCGAAGTCAGCCCGGTCGCTGCTGGCGTGGACGCGGAAGTCGGCGCCGGAGGCGAGCTGGTGACGCCCGAGCCCGACCCGGTACCGAACGCGCTGCCGGGGGCGACGCCGGACACCAGCGGCGAGGAGCCTGTGCCCGAGGGACTCGTGGCGGCGGCCGAGCTGATCGTCTACGACGCACTCTCGCGTGCGGGCGGACGCCTGCTTACCAACCAGAACCGGGGCCAGTTCAAGTCCGTGGAACGGCATGAACTGCACACGGTGGCCGACTTCCACCCCACGGAGAGCGGTCGGCTGCTGGAGGGCTCGTTCCAGTTCACGGACAACGTGGCCGTGGCCTACGGCAGGGACCGGGCTGTGTTCCGCAACGCCCTGATGGACTACGTGGGCGGTCTGCTGACCCACAAGATGCTGCACGATCGCCGTGAGCTGAAGGCACGGCTCCGGTGACCACGCCCCCCGGTGAGGACCCGAACCTCCCTCAGCGCCTGCGCGCGCAGGCGTTCATCCGGGAGGGGGAGCAGCGCATTGCCCGGACCTGGTTCCGCTCCGTGTCCCGCTTCCTGGACCGGGTCCGCCCGGCCGCCGTGCCTGTGGACGGCCCGATCGACCCGGGGCGGGTATCGGACCACGCACAGTTCTGGACGGACCAGGTCGACGTGGAGGTAGTGCCGGAGGTAAGGAACGTCCTCACAGACGCGTGGCGGCGCGTGACCCGCGCGGGCGATCCGCCATCGGACCCGTACGTGAGCGGGTACCTGAACGAGGTCGGCAACCGGATGAGCCACACCCCCGACGAGGTGTACGCCATGATCGTGTCCGAGGTCGAACGGGGCATCCAGGAGGGGCGGGCCCTGGACCGGGTACGGGACGACATCCAGGCGATCCTCACGGCGGGGCCGACGTCGGTATGGCGGGGCCGGGCCATGACCGTGGCCAGGACGGAGACCATCGGGGCGGTGAACGCCGGCGTATACCGGGGGGCCGTCCTGGACGCGGAGCAGCGTGGGGACGTGGCCCCGTTCAAGGTGTGGATCTCTACCGAGGACAAGCGGACGCGCCCGACTCACGTCGCGGCGGACAAGCAGCGCACACTGCTGTCGGAGCCGTTCACGGTTGGCGGTGCGAGGCTGCTGTTCCCGGGAGACCCCCGGGGACCTGCGAATGAAGTGATCAACTGCCGATGTTCCTTGCTTCCTGTGGTTCTGGGCGAGGAAATCGACTGGACTGAAAGGCAGGATCCCTGATGGCAATGGATCTGGCGACGTACCACATGATGCATGGCTGGCCGGAGATTCCGGCCGACCCGGACGCGGTGCTGACCATGGTCACGCAGAACGAGCTTCAGCTGGACCAGGATCTGCTGCTGTACCTGTGGGCGCGCTCGGAGCAGACCCCGTGAGCGGGGGGTGGGGTAGGGACCGGTGCTGTGGTTGCGCCGGGGAGATGTGCTGCACGCACGGAGAGGCCGACTGCGAATGACCAGGACATGGAGCGCGGTGCTCGCGCGTCTCGGGGTCCCGACCGGGGACGGCCGCATCCTCAGCCCTGCGGGCGGATCGAGCCGCGATCTTCCGCTCCCCCTGATGTGGCAAGAGCTGAGTGATGACGGGCACGGAGGTTCGCGCGTGGTCGCGCGCATGGAGACGCTGCGCATCGGCGACGGCATGGTGACGGCTACGGGGACGATGCTGGATTCGGCGCCGTACGCGGTCATCGAGCAACTTGAGGCCGGCCTGCTGGGCCCGAGCGTGGACCTGGACGACATCGAGTACACGATGGACGACCAGGAGCGTCTCGTCATCACCAAGTGGCGGATTTCCGGGGCCACGCTGGTCGCCATTCCGGCGTTCGCGGACGTGTCCCTGACGCTGGACCCCGAGGCGGCGATGCCTATGGAGGGAGAGGAGGCTGTTCCCTCCGACTGGTTGTACGCTTCGGCGCACCCCGAACCGCTCCCGCCCCTGGACTGGTTTCGGCCGCCGGACCTGGACCGCCTCACGCCCCTGACCGTGTCGGACACGGGCCGCGTGTTCGGGCACATCGCGGGGTGGGGCTCGTGCCACATCGGGCTGCCTGGGTGCGTCACGCCTCCGCTGAGCGCGTCGGGGTACACGTACTTCCACGTGGCGGAGCAGGCGACTGCGGAAGGCCCTGTGCTGCCCGTGGGGACGCTCGTGGCCGGGCCCCGGCACGCGGACGCGCAGTTGGCCTTCCAGGCGGCACAGCAGCACTACGACGACCCGTCGGCCGCGGTGGCGCGCGTGGTCGCGGGTGAGGACGGGCACGGCATCTGGGTGGCCGGCTGGATGCTGCCCGGGGCGAGCGTGGAGGCAACGGAGGTATTCCGTACCTCCCCGGTTTCCGGGGACTGGCGCAGGATCGGCGGATCGCTGGAGATGATCGCCGTGTGCAGCGTGAACGCGCCCGGTTTCCCGGTCCCGCGGGCGCGTGTGGCGTTCAGCAACGGACATCAGCGGGCGCTGATCGGGTCGTTCGGGATCATGCCTCAGACTGAGGCGCAGTACCGGTGCACGTCCGTCATCGACGCGGTGACGGAGGCAAGCGAGCAGGCCCGGGCCAGGTGGGCGTGGGTGCAGACAGGGACGGAGACCTGACATGGCGGGATGCTGCGGGAACAAGGCGCAGGCGGACACGGAGTACCTGGTGACGTACCGGGACGGCACGACGGAGCGTGTGGCGACGCTGGGCGAGGCCAGGCTGAAGTTGGCGAGGAGCGCTCAGGGCGGCACAAAGCAGCTGGTGCCGAAGCTGTCCAAGTGACTGAGCGGTAACTAAGCGGGGCCCGTCCAGAACCTGGGCGTGTCCCGCTTCGCCGTTTGTGCCCGTTTCTGTGCCGGTTACAAACAGGAGGGTGGAGGTAATGGGAGGGAACGCCACCAGCCCCCCGCAATACAGAGAGTGTCTCTACGAGACGTCGTGACGAGCGCACCCGCACATACGCGCGTAAAGGAAGGAGCTGGTGGCCTACCTCCGCTTCCCTCCATACCTCCAAGTAGCTTTCTGTTACTATTCTCCCATGAAACCTGGCCAGAGCAGCTATTACCGCAAGCAACGCGACGCCGCGATGTGGAGTGAGTTCGACCGGACCGCCATTCGCCTGGCGCTGCCCCTCTCCTCCGCCCTCACTGAGGCTGCTCGCGAATGGGTCGAGACGCACCGGGGCGACCCCACGGTGATACCCGAGCTGGACGCGCCTTCTCGTATGAAGACGCTTCCGCCCGGGACTCGCGACCCCTTCGGACCCTGATCCCTCCGTTCCCTCCAAGGCCCGTCACTTCCCGTGGCGGGCCTTTCGCGTACCCTGTGACCAGCCGTGGTTGCTGAGCTGTGAGCCGGACCGCAGGCGACGTGCCCTATCCGTCCCCTGCCGATCCGAAGGAGCAGTCATGGCAGACGACATCACCCCCGAGGAGACCCCGGTCCCCTTTGACCCGACCACGCTCGATGACTCCGCCCTCGGCAGCGAGTACGCCCGTATCCAGGAGCGTGGCGCCGAGCTCGCGGCCAAGGCCGAGCTCGCGACCGGCGAGGCCGGAGAGCTGACCGAGCTTGCCGGGCGTTCCGCCGCGATCAAGGCCGAGGCGACCGTCCGCGCCGAGCGTGCGGCCGCCGAGCAGGCCGCACGCGATACCTTCGCGAAGGCCGACGCGCTTCCGCCCATCAACGCCCCGGTGCCCGTCACCCCTCAGGCGCCCGTGGAGGCGGTTGTGGCGGCCGTGGAGACCGTCCCGGTCCCCCAGGTCCCCTCCGTCGCCCAGATGGCCGCACAGGCGCCTGTGGCCGTTCCGGCCGAGCAGCCCGTCCGCCGGGACCGGATCGTCAACGCCCTGTCCTCCGACGCGGCCGGCGTCCTCCGGCGCAGCGTCGGCGAGGAGGCGACCATCCGCGACATCGGCGACGCGTCGGTCCGCCTGTTCAACCAGTTCGGCAGCTCTCGTGTCGGCGGGGGCATCCGTGCGGAGCGCGCACTTGCGCAGTTCACCCGCGACCGGGAGTTCAAGGTCACGGGCAACCGCGACCAGGACGCGGAGATGCTCACGCAGCTGCGCGACGAGAAGCGGCTGGACGGCGGATCCCTGCTGAAGGCGTGGGAAGCGTCGGTCAGCTCTGGCGGCACGTCCATGGGTGCGCTCACGGCCGCGGCCGGCTGGTGCGCCCCGTCCGAGAACCGTTATGACCTGTGCTCCCTGTGGGAGACGGACGGCATCATCGACCTGCCGACCGCGTCGGCCCCGCGCGGTGGTGTGAACTACACCAACGAGTGGTCCTGGGCGCAGATCAACGACGCGACGTTGACGAGCTTCACCAAGCTGACCGAAGCGCAGGTCATCGCGGACACGGCGAAGAACTGCACCGAACTGCCGTGCCCGACGTTCACGGACCGGCGCCTGGACGTCGCCGTGACGTGCATTACCGGCAGCTTCCTCCAGGACGTCGGCTACCGAGAGAACGTCGCCACCCTGATTGACGGCCTGACGCTGAAGCACGAGGTCAACGTCAACCGCGACATCATCGCCCAGATGGTCACGCAGGCTGGTGCGGCCGTGGTAATCCCGGGCCAGGGCGCGGCCGTGGTTGGCCAGACCCCCGACACCTCCGCCGTATCGTCCATCCTGTCGGCCGTGGACATCGCGGCGATCGACATGCGGTACCGCGAGCACATGTCCGAGAACCGCGTACTGGAAGTGGTCCTGCCCCAGTGGGTTCTCGCCCAGTGGCGTGCCGACATCGGCCGCCGCAACGCCTGGTACGCAGACCCGTTCGCCCTGGCGAACGCAACGATCATGTCGTGGTTCTCGACCCGGAACATCCGCCCGCAGTTCGTCCGCGACTGGCAGGACAACCCGTCCGGCCTGGCGACCGGCCCCGGTGACATCACGGCGCCGATCACGTTCCTGACGTCGCTTCCGACTACGGTTCAGTTCCTGATCTACCCCGCGGGCGCGGTCGTGCTCCTGCGCGAGGACGTCGTGACGCTAACCAACGTCTACGACTCGACCAACCTGAAGCAGAACCTCTACACGGCCCTGTTCACGGAAGAGGGCTACGCGCCGATCTTCCCGTGCGGCGAGATCAAGCTCTACACCGCTCAGGCGTGCCCGTCCGGTGCGACCGGTCACCAGGTTTACACCTCGTGCGTCGTTCCGGCCGCCTGACCTTCCCCATGACCGGCGTCCGCCCGTTTTGTCGTCCCTGGCGGGCGGGCGCCTTCAGTACAGGAAGGAGGGGAAGACATGGCAGTGATCCTCAGTAACGAGCAGGAGACCGACGCACCGCAACCGGGGCAGCGCCGGTACGGCATCTTCGATGCGTCGGTCGGCGGCACGCTGGATGAGCGCATGGTCGCGTCCGGGCTTCAGTTCATCGCGCCGGACTGCGGTATCAGCGTGGTCCCGTACACCCCCGTGTGCGAGGGCACGCAGCCGACCAAGGCGTTCGCGCCCGGCATCGGCACGGTGGACGCCAAGCCGTATTGGCTTCTTGCGAGCTACCAGTGCGGGACCGTGGGCACCACGGCCGACCAGGTGCGCAACCGGGTCGCGCGCAGGTACAACGCCGGCGCGCAGCATGCGGTTGAGAACGTCATCTGGAATGGCGGTGGCGGCGCGGACCCCGTGCTGACCACGGCGGGCGCCACGATCGTCACCCCGTCCGCCCCGGGCGCGGGCGCGGCCGTGAGTGCGCTGGAAGAGGCGTTCTTCGACGCGCACGGGTACAACGGCGTGATCCACGTCAACACCCGCGCGTTCGGCGCCGTCAGCTACGCCGAGCAGGCGGACCGCCAGGGCAGCGCCGGGGTCTTCCGGACGCCCCTGGGCAACGCGTGGTCCTTCGGCGCCGGGTACGGCATCACAGGACCCGCGGGAGTCGCCCCGGCGGCCGGGTTCGTGTGGGCGTTCATCACACCTCAGACGTACCTGTGGTCCACCCCGGTGTCCCAGCCGGACCCGGTGCAGACCCTGGACCGGTCGCTTAACCAGTGGATGGCGTTGGCCGAGACGGTTTACGCCCACTTCTGGGTGTGCGACACCGTGTTCGCGGTCCAGATTCCGATCGCGGCCCCGGCCGTCGCGACCGCCCCGGCGGTGCCGTGATGGACGACTGGATCGCCGTGGTCCCCGGTTCCCGGCCCGTCGCCGATGTGGCGCGCGAACTCCTGGCCCTTGCGGCCGATCCCGCGGACGTGCGCACCGCACGCGGCGGGAACGAGTTCCTCGTGCCGCCCTACCTGGCCAATCTCTACGTCAAGCCCCCGGCGCCGCCCAGGAAGCGCGCTCCGAAACCGAAGGAAGGTGACGAGTAATGGCAGTCCAGTGCGCAAACATGGCGCGGGGCAAGATGATCCGGATCACCCGTCTGGACAGCTGTGGTGCGCCCGTGGAGGGGCTCACCAGCACGCTGGTGACCAAGGCGTTCGTGTCCGGGACGTTCACCCCGAGCTACTCGGATGCCGAAGAGATCAGTCAGCAGGACGCCAACGGCGACAACTGCATTGAGGACCGGTCGGACCCTGCGCTCCGTTGGGTGGACATCGAGCTGATCGTCTGCACCGTCGACCCCACCATGATCAACCTGATCACGGGCGACCCGGTCGTGGTGGACGACGCGGTGCCCACGCCGAACACGGTCGGGTTCCGCCTGGACACCGACCTGTCTGGCGACGCGAACTTCGCACTGGAAATCTGGTCGGGCATTCCCGGCCAGGCGTGCGACGCGGCCGGGTTCACCAAGTACGGGTACTGGCTTTTCCCCTGGGTCCAGGACGCCACCTGGGGGGAGATCGTGGTGGTGAACGGGCCGCTCACGCTCACGTTCACCGCCCGGGCCACCATCGGATCCCTGTGGGGTGTCGGCCCGTACCTGGTGCGCCGTGACGCGACGGTCCCGGCCACGCTGGAACCCCTGCTGACGGCGATCGGCCCCACGCAGCCGATGCACTTCGAGGTGACTTCGGCCCCGCTCCCGACGCCGGCGTGCGGCGCAGTCGAGTTGGCCATCCCGTAACAACTACGGCGCGCCCGCCCGCGCGGGCGCGCCCAGGGGGGCTCCCATGCCGCTTATCAAGTACGCCCAGTACCTCACCTACCCGGATGGCAGCCCGGCGGCCGGGGCATCGTTCCCGGTGCAGCTTGACGGCGGGAGCGTTCTCGTACCGGTGTTCGCGGACAAGGCGGGCCAGACCCCGCTCGCCAACCCGGTCTCCACGGACCAGGATGGCCTGCTCACCTTTTATGCGGCTCCCGGGTCGTTCCTGACGGACATCGCGGGCACGCTGTTCCACTACGCCGTGGACGCGACCGAGCAGGACGACGCGTGGCCGGGCCTGTTCATCCACGAGCAGGCATCCGCGTCTGCCACGTGGACCGTCGCCCATCACTTCGGAGTCGAGCCGTCCGTAACCGTTCTGGTGGACGGTCGGGTAGCGGACGTATCCGTCAGCCACACGGACGACGAGACCACAGTGATCACCCTCCCCGCGTCGGCCGCGGGTACCGCCCACCTCAGGAGGTAGTCACGGTGGCCATTGCCCGGTATCAGGCCCTGTACTGGTTTCCCAACGGCGCGCCCGCCGCCAGCATCCCGGCCAGGATCTTCCCGCTGGAGTCCAACGCCCTGGCGACGATCTATACCGACGTCACGGGCACGGTCCAGCTTCCGAATCCAGTGAACACCGACGCGTTCGGCGTGCTCACGTTCTGGGCGGAGGAAGGGGAGTACTGGGTGTACATCGACGCCCGGTCCTTCCGCGTCAACGTGGGCGAGCCCCAGAACCTGGATGTGTTTGAGATCGCCTCCGTGGCCGTGTCCACGGGGACCGTGGCCGGGGGCGCGTTCACGGCCGCGGGTACGTCCATCTCCGTCCAGGAGACCGTGGGCTACGTCGTGGACTACGCCACGGACGACTTCCGGCCCGCCATCACGCGCGTGCACGTGCCTGCGCAGGTGGTCCCGCTCAGCCCGGCCGCCCTTGCACGCACGCTCACGTGGTGGGTCATTGATTCCACGGGGGCGTTCATCGAGCTCCTGCTGGAGCCGACGCGAGAACAGCGGCGCACGCACATCGTGCTCGGGTTCTCCATCGTGTTCGGCGGCGTGGTCGTCTTCACCAAGGCCGTCCCGCAGGTACTGGAACAGCCGTACAACCAGTGGGCCGACCTGACGGACACTCTCGGCCCGTTCATCATCAACGGGGCCCTGCACTCTCCGAACGGCGTCAACCTCAGCTGGAACATCACGTCCGGGGCGATGTTCTCCCGAAGCTTCGGGCACACCCTAACCCCGAACAACCCGAACGTGGCCGCGATCACGGCACAGTCCCCCGCGCAGTTCCGGCGGGCCACGTCCACCACCACGGTGTTCCCCGCACCCGTCACGGTGATTGACCCCGCGAATTACGACGTGGGCGGGGTCATCACTCCGGTCCCCGGGGGCGCGAACACGTCCACCATCCAGCGCGTGTTCGTATTCGCGCAGGACAACGCGCCCGATCAGCTGGTCGTCCAGTACGGGCAGCGCACGTACGCGTCCTTGTCGGCTGCGGTGGCCGGCGTCGGAGTCGAGTCGTACACCGTGAACCCGGTATTCGTCAGTGCGCTGGTCGGGTGGATCTGCGTGACCAAGTCGGCGATCAACCTGTCCGACCCCGCGCAGGCTACGTTTGTCCCCGCTACCGCCAAATTCGCGCGCCCCTAGGAGGTGCCATGCCGGTCATCGACTCCGTAACCCCCGGGGCAGTCTTCCCGCTTGAAGAGGGCCCCTGCACGTGGCCGGTAGACC